CCTGACCTGCAAGCCCATCTCGACGATGGCACCACCACGCTCACCTGGTGCTGGCGGATTTCGCGGGCGGACGGCACGAGTTTCGGCTTCACCGATCATGACCGGACGCTCAGCTTCAACGGGACGGACTTCGAGCCAGAAAGCGGGCTGACGGCGTCCGAGGTCCGGTCCGGCTCGGACCTCTCGGTCGATGCGCAGGACGCCGAGGGCGTGCTGACCTCCGACCGGATCACTGAGACCGACATCCTCGACGGCCGCTGGGACAATGCCGAGGTCGAGGTCTGGCGGGTGAACTGGGCCTCCTCCGGCCAGCGCGTGCTGATGCGCCGGGGTGCCATCGGCCAGATCCGGCGCGGGCGGCTCGCCTTCGTCGCCGAGGTCCGCTCGCTCGCCCATGTGTTGGGCCAGACGGTCGGGCGGACTTTCCAGGCGACCTGCGATGCCACGGTCGGCGATGCGCGCTGCGGCGTTGATCTGGAGGACTCCGCCTACAAGGGCACGGGCGCTGTCATCGATCTCTTGCGTGATCGGGCCTTTACCGCCTCGGGACTCGGCAGTTTTACCTCTAGCTGGTTCACCTTCGGCACGGTCGAATGGACCGGTGGCGCAAATGTGGGGCGGCAGGCAGAGATCATCGCGCATGACCTGACTGACGGCATCGCAGTGCTGACGCTGCTCGAAGCACCAGTGCGATCTATCGCGGGCGGTGATGCTTTCACCATTCGCGCGGGGTGCGACAAGCGTATCGAGACCTGCAGCACGAAGTTCGCCAATACCGCCCATTTCCGGGGCTTTCCGCACATACCCGGCCAGGATGCGGTGCTGCGATACGCCACAAAGGACGGCGGGCATGAGGGAACGGTGCTGTGAAGATCGCCGATCCAAAACTGATAGTCGCGGTAGCGCGGTCCTGGCTCGGCACGCCGTATCACGACCAGGCCAGCCTGCGCGGCGTTGGCTGCGACTGTCTCGGCCTAACCCGGGGCGTCTGGCGCGAAGTCGTCGGCCCCGAGCCGTTCCCGATCCCGCCCTACAGCCGCGACTGGGGCGAGACCGGCCCGCGCGAAGTTCTGGCAGAGGGCGCGCGGCGCATGATGCCGGAAATCGCACCTGCTGACGCCGATCCCGGCGCGCTGGTCCTCTTTCGCATGAAGCCTCACGCGATTGCCAAGCATGTTGGGATCCTGACCGGCCCCGACACCTTCCTCCACGCCTACGAGCGCCTCGGCGTGATCGAGGAACCGCTCACTCCATCTTGGCGTCGGCGCATCGCCTTCGCTTTCCTGTTCCCGCAACGCTGAGATCCCCACATGGCCACCCTCGTTCTAGGTGCCGCTGGCGCGGCCATTGGCGGCAGCATCGGCGGTGCGATCCTCGGCGTCAGTGCGGCCACAATCGGCGGCTTCATCGGTTCCACCATTGGCTCGGTCGTGGACAGCTGGATCATCTCGTCCCTAGCACCGACCCAGCGGATAGAAGGTGCGCGGCTGGACAATCTGCGCATCACCTCGGCCACCGAAGGGGCGGTGATCCCGCGCCTCTATGGCCGCATGCGGATCGGCGGCAACATCATCTGGGCAACTGATTTCCGCGAGGAGACCAAGACCACCACGCAGGGTGGTGGCAAGGGCGGTGGGGGTGGCGGCAAGGTCAAGACTACCGAATACTTCTACTATGCCAGCTTCGCGGTCGCGCTCTGCGAGGGGCCGATCACCGGCATCGGACGCATCTGGGCCGACGGCAAGCTGCTGGACACTGCAGGGATCACATGGCGCTGGTATCCGGGCGACGAGAGCCAGGCGGCCGATCCGTTCCTTTCCGCGAAGATGGGCGCGGCCAACTCGCCCGCTTATCGTGGCACAGCCTACGTCGTTTTTGAGGACCTGCCGCTCGGCAACTATGGCAACCGCATCCCACAGCTGAGTTTCGAGGTGTTCCGTCCGCTTGCCGATCCGGACACGGCAGAGGGCAACGTGAGGGCCGTCACCATGATCCCGGCCTCGGGCGAGTTCGCCTATGCTACGCTGGGCATCCGGAAGGGCAGCGGCGGGTCTTCCGAGCCCGAGAACCTCAACGCGCTGACCGATACCGCCGACATGGTGGCAGCACTGGACCGGCTGCAGGCCATGGCACCGAAGGTCGAGAGCGTTAGCCTCGTCGTTGCTTGGTTCGGCGACGATCTGCGCGCGGGCAATTGCAAGGTGCGGCCGGGCGTCGAGGTCTCCGTCAAATCGACCACGCCGTCAGAATGGTCGGTGAATGGCGTCAGTCGCGCCAGCGCTTTCCTCGTCAGCCGCGATGATCAGGATCGCCCCGTCTATGGCGGCACGCCCGCTGATTTCGCTGTCGTGCAGGCAATTCAGGAGATGAAGGCGCGCGGGCTGCGCGTCACCTTCTACCCGTTCATCCTGATGGATGTCCCGCCCGGCAACACGCTGCCGAACCCGTATTCGGACAACGCCGCCGAAGCTGGCCAACCTGCGTTCCCGTGGCGGGGACGGATCACCTGTTCTCCGGCGGCAGGTTTCGCGGGATCGGTCGACAAGACCGCCACGGCCGCAAGCCAGGTCGCGGCGCTGTTCGGCGCGGCCACGCCCGCGAGCTTCAGCGTCTCAGGCGAGAACGTCAGTTGGACCGGGCCATCCGGCGACTGGGGTCTGCGGCGCATGGTGCTGCATTACGCCCATCTCTGCGCGGCGGCGGGCGGGGTCGATGCCTTTCTGATCGGGACGGAAATGCCGGGGCTGACGACGATCCGCTCGGGCGCAGCCATCTATCCGGCGGTGCAGGCGTATCGGGACCTTCTCGCCGATGTCCGCTCGATCCTCGGGTCAGGCACCAAGATCGGCTACGCGGCCGACTGGTCGGAATATTTCGGGCACCATCCGGGCGATGGCAGCGGCGACGTGTTCTTTCACCTCGACCCGCTCTGGGCTGATCCGGAGATCGATTTTATCGGGATCGACAACTACATGCCGCTCTCCGACTGGCGTGACGGGTTCGCGCATGTCGACGCGGCCGAGGGTTGGCCCGCGATCTACGACCGCGCCTACCTGCAGGGGAACATTGCGGGCGGGGAAGGCTTCAACTGGTTCTATGCCAGCGCCGCAGACCGTTCCGCGCAGGTCCGCACCCAGATCACCGACGGTGCTGCGAGCAAGCCATGGGTCTTCCGCTACAAGGATCTGCGCGCCTGGTGGTCGAACGCACACTACAACCGCCCGGGCGGGGTCGAGAGCGGGAGCTCGACGGCATGGGTACCGCAATCCAAGCCGATCTGTTTCACCGAGCTTGGGTGTCCTGCCATCGACCGCGGCACCAACCAGCCCAACGTCTTCTTCGACCCGAAGTCATCCGAGAGCTTCACACCGCATTTCTCGCGCGGCTGGCGCGACGACGCCATCCAGCGGGCCTATCTCGAGGCGACATATCTCTGGTGGGGCCAGCCAGCAAACAACCCGGTGTCCAGCGTCTATGGTGGGCGCATGGTCCACGTCCCTGAATGCGCGGCTTGGACCTGGGACGCGCGGCCGTATCCGTTCTTCCCGGCTCTGACCGACGTCTGGACAGACGGGGCGAACTGGCGACTCGGGCACTGGCTGACCGGGCGGCTTGGCGCGGTGTCGTTGGCAGCGCTCGTTCGCCTCCTCTGCCTGCGGGCGGGCTTGCCAGAGAACCTGATCGACGTATCGGGGCTCTGGGGGGCGGTTGAGGGCTATGCGATCGGCGCGCTCGAAAGCCCGCGCGCCTCGATCACCACGCTGTCGCGGCATTTCGGCTTCGATGCCGTCGAGACCGAGGGCATGATCCGTTTCGTGATGCGCGGCCGGGCTTCCGTCGCCACCCTCGGGCCCGACGATCTTGTTGCCGCCCGCGAAGGCGATCTGATGGAACTGACCCGAGCACAGGAAACCGAACTGCCGCAGGCGCTCAAATGGCAGGTGGCACGCGCCGACGAGGACTACGACGCCGCCCTCGTCGAGGCGCGCCGGATCACGGTGGATACGACCCGCATCGCCTCCGAGTCCTTTCCGATGACGGTGCCGCCCGAGGAAGCCGAACGTCGCTGCCGCCGTGCGCTGATGGAAGCCTGGACCGGGAGGGAAACGGCTGCGTTTCGCTTGCCGCCCTCGCGGCTGGCATTGGATCCGGCGGACGTCGTGACGCTGGACCATGACGGGCGGCACATCCCGCTGCGGTTGGTCTCGATTGCGGATGCCGAGGCACGCGGGATCGAAGCGGTCCGCCAGGACCGGGAAGCCCACGATCTGCCACCCGGATCGCCACGGCCCTCATCGCTTTCGCAAACCGTGGTGTTTGGCGCACCGGAAGTGGTGCTGATGGATCTGCCGCAACTGACCGAGGATCAATCCGCGCACCGCCCGTTCATTGCCGCCCATACCGTGCCATGGCCGGGCGAGATGGCGGTTTTTCGCAGCCCGTCGAGCGATGGGTTCGAGCTGCTGACCACCTTTGGCGGCCGCGCCCGGATTGGCACGCTGGTCTCGGATTTCCATTCCGGCCCTACATCGCGCTTTGATCTCGGCAACGCGCTGGTGATTGATCTGTTCTCCGGCACGCTGGAAAGCGTCACCGACCTGACCCTCTTCGGCGGAGCCAACGCTCTGGCGATCGAGAGCGCACCCGGCACTTGGGAAATCGTGCAAGCGAGCGTGGCGGAACTGATCGCGCCGGGTCGCTATCGCCTGACGCGCATGCTCCGTGGCCAGCGCGGCACAGAAGCAGCCATGGCAAATACGGCTGTAGCGGGCGCGCGGGTGGTGGTGTTGGACGACGCTCTGGCGTCCTTGCCAATGGCCGAGGCCGATCTTGGGTTGCCCTGGAATTGGCGAATAGGTCCCGCAAGCCGCTCTGTCAGCGACGAGACCTATGTTGCTGCCAGCTTCACGCCGGTTGGTGCAGGTCTGCGGCCGTTCTCGGTCGCCCATGTCGAGCAGCCATGGCGCAAGCCGCGCACGCCGGGCGATCTGACGATCCGCTGGACAAGACGGTCCCGCGCGCTCGCGGCTGACAGCTGGGGCGCAGTCGACGTGCCGCTGATCGAGGAGACCGAGGCCTACGAAGTAGAGATCCTCGATGGCGCAACGGTGAAGCGGGTGCTGAGTGCGATCAACAAAACCGCGCTCTACACCGCCGCCCAGCAGAGCGCCGACTGGGGCGCATTGCTAGGCCCCGGCGACACGCTCGACGTCCGAATCTTCCAGCTCTCCGCCCTGACCGGGCGGGGCGCGCCCAAGACCGTCACACTTACATTCTGAAGGCCATCCCATGTCCGACGCCACGACCAACCTGCTGCTGCCTTACATTCTGGCGGCGCAGGCCCAGAAGCATGTCACCCATAACGAGGCGCTGCGCATCCTCGATGGGCTCATCCAGCTTTCCGTCTTCGACCGCGACCTGATCGCGCCGCCCGGTTCTCCAAATGATGGCGACCGCTACATCGTCGCCAGTGGCGCGACCGGCGATTGGGCTGGCTGGGAACTGAACGTGGCGCTGTTCACGGATGGGGCCTGGCTGCGCCTGCCGCCCCGGACCGGCTGGCGCGCATGGGTCGAGGACGAAGGACTGTTGTTGGTCTATGACGGCGCGGGCTGGATCGGCACGACCCCGGACGTTCTGCAGAACCTCGCGCTGCTGGGGCTGGGGACCACCGCCGATGCCGCCAACCCGTTCTCGGCCAAGCTCAACGCTGCGCTCTGGACGGCCAAGACCGTGGCTGAAGGCGGGAACGGCGATCTGTTCTACACGATGAACAAGGAAGCCCCGGGCGACGATCTCGGCCTGACCCTGCAGAGCGGTTTTGTGACAAAGGCGCTGGTCGGCCTGTTCGGCACTGACAGTTTCCGGCTGGCGGTCTCGGCCGACGGCAGCGCCTTCTTTGACGGGCTCATCGTCGACAATGCCAGCGGCATTGTCGACCAACCGCAACTGCCGCGCTTCAAGGCCTACACGAACTACGACAACTACGTGGGCGTTGGAGCCTGGACGAAGATCGGCCTCAACAA